TGCCACCTAACACCCTTAACCCTGACGATATAATCATCAAGATCATCCATCAATCTATCTACTGCTGTAGCATTATAGTCTTCAGGATCACAGTTCTCACCACAAATTGCTTTAGCATAAGTTGGCCACATTGCACTGGTTAATCTGGCACCAGGAATTCCAACAGTAGTACTAATATCTTTACGAGTAGCACATGCAAATGCTTTAAAATCTGCTACTCGTTGACCAGGTGTTGCAGAGATAAAGATAACAGTTGTGTTATCAGGAATGTCAATATACGACATTATGATTTTACTTTGTGTACTATCAGGATTTTTAACAGATTGACACTCATCAAGTAGTAACACACAAGGATTAATCATTGATTTCCATTGCCAATTAGTAACCTCTTCACCCTTTTCAATGGTATTAATTTCCTCAATCCATATTTGTCCTGCTCTAGTGTGCAACTTCTCAATATTTATAACCTCAGTCTCAGTGATAGGATCAATACCAAATTTGCTCTTTAGTACTCTCTTAGTTTGCTCTACAACAGAGTTACGAGTAATGGCTATATAAGGCATATGACCCCATGTCTTACCCTTATGGAAATTCATGTCCTTAAGTCGTCTATCAACAGCACCCTGAATGAAAGTCTTGCCGCTGCCCGGGGCTGCTATCAGCATTACAGCACGATAACGCTTTACTACTAACTTATCTAGCATTTCTGCTGCACTTTTCTTTTGGAAATAATAGAGGTTTGCTTTCTCTTTTTCGGAGGGGACCAAGCCATAATCTGAGTCAATATTTTCTTTTGGCTTTTCTGGTTGATTGTCACGAACAATAGATAGCTTTTCCAAAACGGGTTCTGTAACCACACTATTGTTACCTTGTTTATAATTGACATTATCCCTATTCTCATCTTTAACAGTTTCAACTCTTGTGGCATTATCATTTGCTTCTCCTAGTTGTTTGTTTAGATTATCTTTTAAAGCAGTACAGAATGATTTGACATCATCAATAGTAACCTTTATATCACAGTTAGGTTGGCTATTAATCCATGTGCTGTCATACCCTACCGTGGTATAAACATCTCGCCACGTTGAGATAGACTTTATACTAAAATAGCTAATCAACTTATTACATATAGCTTGTACAGCTAGACGTTGACGCTTGTCATTCTTTTCTTTTGGTGTCATATTAATAAAAGTGAAACCCTCACTACCAAGGCCATTTGTGGAAGATTTGTCGGCCTGATACTACCTGCAATACAATACGAATCCCATTACGCATTGATGCATTTGGGGTAATTCATTAGGTAAGGTAGTGAGAGATGTTGGTGAGATTATTCGTCTGTTTTAATGAAAGTCGTGAAGGGCCAAACAGGATTATTTTCTGATAAATTTTCTTGCAAGGCTTTCATAGCTCCTTTTTCTATTTCAGGTGTTTGATTTGGATTTAGATTAAGAACCAGATTTTCTAATTGTTCAGACATAGATACCATAGCTAATGAGATGTATGCTAATCCTTTGACATCACTAGCTCGATTAATATCTATATCAAGATCAGTGTTTAAGGTAAACGTGCTTGAATTTGAATTAAAGTCTATTGTTAATTTCATATTACGGTTTGATGTGGTATTGTTTTAAAGCTTCACAAATTAGTCGTTCAATAAATTCTGCCTCTTGATCTTCTGGAGAACATAGGTAATTTAAGACTCTAACTAAGCATTCATGCATCTTTTTGTTTTCTTTGTAGAGTTCATCCATCTCAATAGTCATGTTATAGATTCGAGCTTGAAGTCTCATTGTTTGATCATAAGGGGGTTCGGTTCTTTGAGTTGGTGTATATTTCATAACTCCTCCACACTTGTTATTAGTTTACGAACTCCCCAATACTCATGCACAACCGGCCAAGTTGTATCTATGTTATTTAACATCCTCATAGCCATCATAGATGCATGACTATAAGGTAAAGCTGGTGTCTTTCTAATCATTGCCTGTGCTATAAGCTTATGATTAGCTTCTCGAATCCAATGTTCAATGCGCCTTTTATCAGAGTATTCTTTACGTCGTCTCAAGATCTCTAAATCCTCATTCCAAGCTTTAAGATGCCACAATACACATACATCATTATCCCACACTACTTTATGTGTAGTTGAAGTCTTAAACAATTGCGCTAGTATTAGACCAGTCTTTGGTGGTACCTCACACTTAGCTGATCCATGCGGGGAACCATAATAGTCACCGAGAAGAATATAGAGAAGTTCTGAGAGAGGAATAGTTATGTTTTGGTCATTCATAGTTGTGGACTATTCGGAAATTAACACATGACAATTAGTCGCATTAACTATTGACCTGATTATCAGATCGCCTGATGCAACAGAAACAGGTAGCTTTTGTAACTGTCATGTAGTCAAATTCCTTTAAGCTTAAAGTCAGGAGTCAATGCTTGAATAAATTCTTGCATATTCTCAAACACATAGCAATCCCAGCCTGGACAACGATCATTTATGGCATCCTGTACTGATGCATAAACTCCTAAATGGCCGCAAGGCTGATTCATGCTACGAAAAATAAATCCACCTCTATTATTTCCAATCTCCGGTTCATGTCGTAAAATATAAATTATTCTTCCATTGGTTAAAATAAAAACCTTACCCAAGATATAGTCTTGGTTACAGATTTGTTTAACAGAAATTTGTGACACCTGCTCTTGATCAACTACTTTTTTCATATTTGTCATTTGGTTGTGGTTAACTAAGTAGAATCAATAATAATTTATTGATTCTAGTTAATTGACATACTCTACTGTGTATGTCAGACAGTGCTAGGGTCAATTACTCAGGACGAACAGTGTCCGTCTCAACCTCCTTAGACTTCTTGTTAATCCGCTCGTCATACTCAGCTTTACGCTGAGTCATGATAGCACCGAGCTTGGTGAATTTCTCACCAATAGCTTTGCGTTCCTCGTCAGTACGGGCTGCAATCATGTCAGTAACAAACTGAGTTTGAGCACTGGTATAAGTTGCAATTGCTTCATCCAACAGTTCCCGCAATTCAGAGATACGCAACTGAGCAACAGAGAAGTCTTGGATACTACGCAAGAACTTGTCCAGCTGAAACACACCCTTTTGTTCACCTGCGTCAGGAATAGCATCAAGATGTGCATCTTGTGCAAACCGTTTACAGAAGATGTTCAGAATGGTCTGAACCTTCTCTTTCGAGATGAACCTCAAACCATTAAGGAAGGTTTCATCTTGTTCAATGAGCTTACCATCTTCCACATTGATCTGTGGAGCTTGATAAACAATACCATCCCAATTGCCACGTTTACCCGCAAATGGTGTCAATGGAAGTTTAACTCCATTACGTTCCACGACATAAGGTTTGACCTTACTAAGGTCAGGAGCAACCTTTTCAGTGGTAACAGGAGGAGGCAATGGAACAGTAGGAGCAGTATGTTGATGTTCGTGTTCAGACATATTATGTTTTCTTTTTGTTTTGATTAACTATTTGTTATTCGTGGTTAATCGTTCACGTTTCCGTTAGTTGGAAATTGGAAATTGTGGATTGCAAGGAGATTGTATAAGCAATTATCATGCCAACTATCAACAGCATGTAATCGTTAACGATAAATATATAGTGTTATATTAATCCTCTGCAAGCCATTTAAATAGTTCCTTATAAGTATCAAATTGGAATATGGTAAAATTGTCTTGAGCTTTGGTAACAGCATCTTGTATAGTGACGCAATTTTCAAATCCACTAAAACGACTACCTTCGGTTAAATCTATGGCACAAAAGATTATAAATTTACCATTATGTGGTAAAGCAGAGACAAATCCCTTATCACTAGTGTATTTATGAATCACTCCATAATATTTGTCTGAACTAGCATTTAAAGGATTAATAGTTGGAATATGGACCTCGTTAATAACTTGTATTTTCATATCACTTGTGTTTAATTATTACAGTTTGTTGTGTTTCATTACTGGAAGGAAATTGAATATCAATATGGTTAATTGATTGCTGTTGCTGAGAAGAATGGCTTCGCGGAAGTCGGCTTCGCATAAGCTCTTTACATGCTCTTGGGATAATTCTCCATAGAATCGCCCAAACATCTTGTTCATTACGGATATAGCGGATTGTTGATGGTTTCATATTAATTGTGTTTGGTTATTAATGATAAGTTAGGGCTTGTTTAGCCAGCTCAGGAAAGTTTATTTCAACAGCATCAGCAGCAGCATCAGCAGCAGCATTAGCAGCATCAGCAGCAGCAGCAGCAGCAGCAGCAGCAGCAGCCTTAGCATTAGCATTAGCATAAGCAGCATAAGCAGCATAAGCAGCATAAGCAGCAGCATAAGCATCAGCAGCAGCATAAGCATCAGCATCATCATAAGTAGTTTTTGATCTATCTACACCAGTAAGATAACTATTTGCCCACTCATTCCATTTTATGTCTTTATATACAAATTTTGCACAAAGTATTGCAAAACAAACTTTTTGTATATTTGTGTATTCTGGTAATGCAATTTGTTGTAATGTAATAAGCCCTTTAGAACCTGATTTTAGTAGGTCATGTTTAGCTTCACCAATTGTTTCTGCTTCCCACAGAATTGGATTTTTAAAATCAGCATGACGTGGATTTAGCAATACAGCTATATTTGGATCAGTGTAAAAATGAATCCATCCATTAGAGCAAAGATCTTTATGGGTTCCAGATGCTTTATGAGTAACATTAGGTCCCCATTGTGTATTATTTCTAGTTTGACCATTATGGTCAGTTAGTTTATAACATTTCATTTTCTTATATTTTTTATTGATTTGGTTAAGAGACAAATTATGATGCTCCAGACTAGAGCGTGGAATTCAATGTGATGAAAGGTTGTCATGGTAAAGGTAATCATCCCATTGTTTATTATAACACGTTTTACATATCCCATGACTGGTGCGACGATGGAATAAGGCTTTTCTTAGCCATTTACGGCACCATGCACATTGGATACTGGTTGTTAGGTAGAATAGTAGTTTTTTCATATTATTTGGATGATGGAATTGTACTTTTGTTTTCATATTATTGTCCGTCAGTTGGGCTTACCAAAGTACCCGAGGCCAAGCTTGTTACGCACATGGTTTGCTTTCAAATTTTTGCTTCTCAGAAAATGTTGCCAGTTACTAAAACCGCATTGCCTAGATGCCTCATCCAAAGCTTCATGATGAGGGATGCCTAGTTCCTTTTTTATTCTAGAGGTTAGCCGCTTGATATGTTCAACAGTATGATTTTGCATAACAATCAATTAGCTGTCATGGCATTAATAGCCTGTTGTTTGAGAAATTCAAGTTGTTGTTCACAGTAAGCTTTGTCACAATTAAACTGGTTATCTCCACTATGTGCTGTATCAAAACCCAGCCACCAATAACCTTTCTCAGAATTATCAGGTAACTCATTCTGTGAATAAGTGAGTCCACCATGAACATCAGCATCAATATGATTATATTCTTTATTATACCAAGGATGTTCATGAGGAACACCGATGTAACCATTAGCATAACCATGAGATATGCTATTAAGGTGAGTAATTGGGATTAGTTTTGTTTTAATTTTCATAATATTATTCTAGTTGGTCGGTTTTTCTTTTCTCGCTCTTAAGGTTTCTTTATGTAAGCAACCACAGCTTTTAGTCGCGCCTTTCTTAAGGTGTTTTATCATGTTGTTTTTTCTTGTTTGAGAAGTTTATTGTCCGTCAGTTGGGAGGAGAGACTTGAGAAAGACAAGTTCTTTCTTAGCATGAATTAGAAAGTTGGGAAAATCCTCACCTAAAAAACTCCGATTAATATTTTCATATGGAGAATTACGACAACCCTCTAACCCGGTGCGTTCATAGACAGGACATCCAATACATATTTTACCCAACCTCTTTTTTAGAGGTGTATTAAATAGTCCACATAGAGCACAGGATGACGGACCAATATTAGCATCATCTAATGACGTTGCATTGGATAATTCTTCCCAGTGCTGGATTGATACCTTTAAGGCGGTTAAAGTTTCAGGATTCATAGTTGATATGTTTTTTAAAATGGGTATTGTATAATTTCTCGTATTTTGTCAGCTTGCCATTTCCATTCATTAATAGGAGACCAACCAACACCAACACCAACACTCAAGACAGCATAATAAATGGTCGTGGAAGTCATATGAGTAATGTTTTCATAGTGAGTATACATAGTTGAACGAGCTGCACATGATGCAGCATGTGCAGCTTGTTTAGCACTATAATCAATTGATAATACGGCAGCCTCACAAGCCCCAAAGCTAGCTTTATCGGCTTCATTAACGGTAATATATGATGGCTCTGTTAACCAACGCTTCGCTGCTTCAATTGCTTGTTTTGGTTTATTATTTTCAGGGTATTTTTCTTCAAACTTAAATAATACATGCTCTGCACAAGCAATTGCGATCTTGACTGAATGATCTTTGTTTAAACGATTAGTTTTTCTTAAAAACCAAATCAACCAATTTCCATGGTGACACTCATTCCATGCACGTATTGGATCATAATCAACTGATTCCATGAATTGAATAGATTCATAGCACGGGTTTAAGTCTAAAAATTCTTGTTTTGTCATAATTGATATGTCTATTGGCTAAATTTGAAGTATAAAGTCATTTTGATTTTTCCCTCTGCTAAATTGGTAAGGAAGTTGTCAATGCCAGTACCTAGAAAGACATTAGTCTCTTTTGAAAAAGATTGATCATGTCTCCAATGGCTACAAAAGTCACATATTTCAAACCAGAGTTTTATAGGCGTAAAGCCTTCAGCAGGTGTTTTCCTAAGTATTAGAGTAAATCGTTCTTTATTAGGGATGTACTTTCCAACTTGGGTCATACAAAGAGCCAAAGTTTGGTTATTCCATTCACATTCCCATCCACCCTCGTTAGAATAAACAAACTGTAATTTGATTGGTGTTTTCATAATTGGTGTTTTCATACGTAAATGCTTCCTGCATCAATGTCCCACGCGTGAATGCTTCCTGCATCAATGTTTCTCGCATCAATGTTTTCCGCATCAATACTCCACGCATCAATGTTTTCCGCGTGAATGTTTCCTGCGTAAATGTTCCATGCGTGAATATCTCCCGCGTAAATGTTCCCTCTAATTTGCATCGAAGCTTCGATGCAAATTGGGAAGGTAAATTTCACTGAGTCATTTACGATCAGTTTTCCATCCTTAATATCTGCCTTGACCTCTTCAAGGTTATGGTAAGTTTTCATAATGTTATCGATTCCATGAAGGATGGTTAAATACAGTTTCTAATGGCACCATTCGTCGTCCTGATTCACCATTCAAGGCTTTACCTTTTGCCTTGTGACGGGAAGTGCCCGACCAATAAGGGAAACTTTGCTTTATCTTCATGAATCGTTTATGTTTTGTGCTCATAATTTTTGTTTCCTTTTGTTTTGTTATTTGTCAACTGAGAGTAATGCACAGATTTTCACCTATGCACTATTGCTCATTCGACTTATTGAAGCAATCACCTCCAAAGCTCTTAACTAATAGAGGGACTTGACTGATATATCCAATTCATTTTCTTGGATTTCCATAATAGTTGAATGCTGAAGTCTAGTCTATGGTTCATAATGCACTATGAAAACATTACTCACATTCGTTAGGGACATACAATACGCGAATATTGTTCTACCCTTAAACTTCAGCAGTCAACCATTATGGTTATCTATTTACAGTCATCAGACATCCTAATTGTGCTCGTCACACACTCACCTATTCGGATAGTATTCCAGTGAGATATGGTTAACCAAGCATATTACATGCCAATGCATGTTCTATCTATTGATCCATTTTTAAATAACTCACCTCGTTGCTACCTACACGGTGTTAAGGATTTCAGGGTTTGCATGTTCTTAGTTGCGTTGATAACAGTATTAGATGTTATAACGGGTTAGAACATACAATCATCACGGTCTTATTTGTCAGAGAAAATAAAAAGCCGGACTAAAGTGAGCTTTTGTAAGCTGCTAACTCTAGCCCGGCTTGTGTCGTGAGTAGTTGTTGATTAGGGTTTTACCGGTTTCTCGTTCAGACTTGCCAAGTACTCTTCCTTAAACTTGGCTGCCCACACTTCGCAACAGGCGGGAACATCGGCTTGGATGCCCATTTTATACACCGGTTCATCGGTGCTACCATTGTTGGCGATGCGGTTGATTTGCATGCCAAACAGCAACAATTGTGCCCATGCTGCATTCAACGGGAGTGAGAGAGTATGTCCCTCTTTCGATGTGATACGTCCCTTTGTCCCTACAGACCACCCGGTTGCTTTGGACACAATGCTACCTTCCAGTCGTCCCACATTCGCCGCCGTGTCATTGACCAACTTGTCAAATGCGGGACCGAATTCATCGGAGAAACAGGACAATTCCGCACGAACATTAAGGTTATTAATTTTGCTCATAATACTATCTTTCCTATACTCCATGCCCAACTTGTCCAAGGTTTGATTGTCGCCTGTGTCACATGTATTACCCCAACAATGATGGATTAACCATGGTATGTTGGGTACGCCTTTGGCGGTTCAAATTGTCAAATAAGTTTAAGACATGGAAATTACCTTGTATATAACCTTAAGTTATTCCCTAATATCTACTCACGACGAGATTAATAGTCATTAATCAGCTGTCTAATGACAGGTGACTAATCAGGTTATTCGCCGTGTGACCTATTGGATAGTGACGCCTGACCGCCTGTCTTTCGGCTATGTAAGCTAGCGAGTGTCTATTGGCTCCTTAATCTAGCTGCCGTCACCGGCGTGTGATTGTGTCCTACTAACAGTCGATCAGGAGTCACTATCCAATCTGTCATACCCAATAGTCCGGCTATCGTCCGCTAGTGCCTTACGTTGTCTCCAGTCTCATAGTTGGTTCGCATGCTGTCTGAAGTGTCCTGCGTTGCACAGGGTGTCATCATGCGTCAATCTAACCGGGTGAGTACTAGCTATTGTCGCTTACTATATTGGGTGCGGTGGTCTATTCAGGGTGCTAGCCCTATACCTGCCGATCAGGTCCGCTATGTGCCGTAGCGCACTCATGTGTGCGGACCTTGCCGTTAGCTGTTATGATGCCAACACTATATGTTGTAGTGTATTAACCATGGTGACACTACATGTGGTGGTTTTATTGGCATAAAGATTGCTACGTTAATGATAAAGTTGTGTCATTATATTGTCATTATGGTCAAATTAATACATTAGAGTTAACCTGTTAATAATTAACATGTTATGATGATTATGCTGTCTATAATCGCTCACTTCACCTAACTTTATCGTTATAGTTAGCTATTAAAGTGCCAACAAATAAATGTCAATAAATCTTACTTAACAGTCATAACCTGTTGATTTTGAACATAATCCAATTGTATCATAGCCTAATGAGTTAGGCTAAGTTAACTATTAAAATCCACCGAGTGCAACAGTTAGTATAACATTTCATTAAAGGTCTATATAACACTTTTCATTATTTTATATAAATAATTAATTATAATATATATATAGTATACATACTTATATATTATATAATATATAACTTTATAAACTTTGGTTAAAAACGAAAATTTTATATAGACCAAAAGTAAAGTGAGTATTATATAAAACTTTAATAAGAAACTATACAAAGTTATATAATTAATAAGGTTTAATACTTAATTAAGCTTATTAACTATTAAGTAATCATTACTCAACACTAAGTAATCATTATTGATTAGTAAACATTACTAATTAACTGATTAGTAAGGTTTATTAAGTAAATCCGGTAATCAGGAAGTTGAAAATGAAAACCAGAAAGTAAAACCCGAAACTTGACTATGCTATTCTCGAAATTTGATAAAAAATAAGTTTAGAAATATATAACAATATATAAATCCTATATAAACCCTATATACTAAATATATAATCTGTATATAACTATACAGAGATATTTTGTGAATCTTTAACGTTAAAGAATAGTTCGTTAACGTTAACTCTTCTGTGTTAAACGTTAACGATAACTCTTCCTGTATAATTATACTGTTATATAACCATAATATCAATTGGCATGAATCTTGCTTATGTTAGAGTTACAGTAATGAAATATGACGAATCACAAATACTATCTGACTCAGATTATGAAGCTCTTAAATCAAAAAGAGATAGTATTACCTCATTAATGAATTCTGGACCATTACCAGAACATTATGTGAATCATTTAAACACTCAATTAGGTCAGATTCGTACCACTTTAAAAAATCATCATCATGCTAAATTCCACTCTGGAAAAGGAAATAGATAATCGTTCAGATTTTGACAAGTCATTAGATAACTGTAACACAATCAAGACTGTCTCATTGAAAGATCTGGCGCCCTTATTTATGACTCAAGATAACAAATACATCAACGATTATGTCTCTACACAGGCAATTGCTAGTACTTCCAATTAAGGAACAACAGGTTTGTGATAAGTTGAAAGGACTTACACCTGTTAAGGATATTATAGATCACCGTCATAATAAAGCTTATGATGAGTATTTTTTAAGGTCACCAGTTGAGACTCATACTAAAGAAGAATTAGATGCTGTACATAGAGCAATTCTATACACTCATCTATTTAAACGTGAAGAATCAATGAGAAAGATGGACGAGGAAGAATTGTTATATCGTCCTATGCCTAAGATCAGTTTTTCTGCTAAACCTAATAAAAGAAAATGAAATCAATTCATATTGAGATAAGATCTTTCTGGTATGATTATTACATGCTTAATCCCAGAACTAACAAACACATTAAGATTTATAGCTTTTGTTTTAATTAACAATAACTAATATGACAGCTCAAGAGACAGCTATTAAGACAGCCTTTGAAGTAGAGGAAATGACTCCACAAGAGATTTCTGAATGTATGGGTCTTGATGTCATAGCTGTTAAGTCCTGTCTATTAAATTACTCAACTAGATACCGTAAACTTTGTAATGAAGCTCCTGAAGAGGAAGATACTCTTAACTATAATCGTGAAGAGCAACAGCGCATTAAAGATGTGATAATGGATCTAGCTATGGGAGCTGAATCTGAGAAGTTGAGATTTGAGGCAGCAGTTTATATTCGTGATGATGCTAAAGGCCGTAAAGATCGTAATAACAATCTGCCAACTACTAACGTGCTAGTCCTTAATAACATCTTAAAACAGGGACGTGAGATGGCAGATAAGATTAAACAGATTAATTAAGGTGGACCTCTCATCTCTAACACCTGAACAGTTAGCTGATGCCATTAATAATGGTACTGAACTTTCATCGTTGGTACAGAAATCTTCTCATCCTGAATCTGAGAGTTGTGGCTTAGATTCTAACTCTGTACCAACGATATCTTCTGGGACCCACGCAAGTGGGGGCAACACGATAGATAATAAGACTGTAATTCCCCTTAATTCTAACTCTAACTTAACGGCGACCGCAGGTCGAACTTCCATAGAAACGATTTCTCCAAGTACACTCATAACCACAAATACAATTGAACCAACTGTTATCCCTGACTATGTAGCCATTAATAGATCTATTAATGGTTCCTCACTTGACAAGGGAGAATTTGATGGATTAGATATACAAGATCCTGTAGAGCTATTAGTTCTATTAGAAGATGATATTCGTACTGGTGAGACTAAATTGCACCCTTGGCAAATCACTTTTATGTTAGATTTTGCCAATTCTAAACATACTAAAGAGTCACCATTTCAGGCTGCTGTACAGGCATGTAACTCTTCAGGAAAAGATAAGTATGTAATAGCTGCTTGTGCAGTATGGTTATGTATGAGATATAGGGATGTTATATGTCCTATTACCTCCTCTTCTGGTGAACAGTTAGACAAGCAAACATGTGCTCATATTACAAGGTTATCTAATAAGGCTAATGTATTGTTTGCCAGTTATGGATTATCTTGGAAGATTAACTATAGAGATTACAAATTTCTACATGTTGATCCAATTACAGGTCGCCCTTGTACTAGTCAAATAACACTATTTGCAACAGATGAACCTGGTAAAGCAGAGGGCTATCATCCCTTAGAAAAGGGTAAAAAGATGGCTGTATTCACGTCAGAAACAAAGTCTATCCCCTCTGACATTACTGATGCTATTGAACGGTGTACAGGGTTTACACATCGTGTAGATGCATCATCTCCTGGAGCAGCAGCAGGATATTTCTATAACGTATGCTCATATGGTATAGCTCGTACCTCAATTTCCGACATTAAACAGCTTGATTCTACACAGATTATTCTATATAAAATTACAGCCTATGATTGTCCTCATATTACCCCTTCAGAGATAAACCGGTTCGCAGCTAAACAACCGGGTGGAGTTAATAGCATTGTATACAGATCCTCAATATTAGCAGAATTTGGATCTACAGATGAACAGGTTGTTATACCATCTGATATGGTACATAGAGCTGTTGAAAATACTAGAATGTTCTGTAAGATACAATGGATACAGGAACAATGCAATCATGCTGGATTTGATATTTCAATGGGTGGAGCAGAGAGTGTTATCTGCGTTAGAAATGGTAATAAACTCATTGGCATGGAATATGCTAATATACATGATACCAGTGCCCAGATTAGTTGGGCTGAAGAGATGTTCTTTAAACATAAATTGAACAATTCTGACTCTAAAATAAGAGGTGATTATGTTGGCATTGGCGGTCCTATATTACAGATCTTAAAGAAGACTAAAAAGTGGGACAACATTATCTATGTTGACAGTCGTAATAAGGCCTCAGAATTTAAGACTTATAAGAATCGTGGTACTGAATTATTCTTTCATGTACGTTCTTTATTTGAGAAAAAACACATCATTTTGTTTTATGATAAAGAACTCATAGAGCAATTGTGTTCTAGACATTTTAAAGTGATTGATGCTAAGATACATCAATTACTATCTAAACAAGAGGAACGTAATAAAGGGTTTGTATCTCCTGATAGAGCTGATGCATTGAATCTTTGCTTTTGGGGATATGAACGAACAGATTTAAAAGAGGATGAATCAAATCCTCCTTATAAACAGAAGGAACTTGAAGAAGTCTATGATCCTTCTAATGAAGCATTTGACCTTAAGAGCTGGGCTAATAGAGGTCGAAAGATGTATCAACCTGATCATGTTGAGATATCTGAAATGAAAGAAACTGGTCTTATAGATGAAATTAATCACTATAATCAACAACTGCTAATGTGCCGATAATAATATGAGTACTACTTACAATCCTCGGGATAACACCTTCATTAAGAAACCTGAACCATCTACATGTCCTACATGTGGTCAGTTGGTACAAGATCTTGGTAAGCCCTTTCAAAATCACATGAATAATTACATCTCTGAAACAGGTGTGATTATGACTATGAATAGTAATGAGGACATCATTGAAATTAAAGGTGTCCCTATGTATAAGTGTGATGACACTAACTCTAAGAATGGCTTGATGCATGTGTCACGTTATCTTGAGAATAAGAAATGTGCTGCTGCTAAGGTTGTAGTTGGGGTTGATAGGCAACCTCAGGCACAACAGCAACAGGTACAACAGCAGGTCAATCCTGAAAAAGCTATTGCGCCACAAATTAATGTCGCAATTCCCCCACCTGCCAGTAAGCTACGAGCTTCACAATTGGTGGCTCCTAAACCCTTGGAAGGAGCTGTTTAATTATGAATGAAACCATCGAACAACTTCAGGTTAAAACTATCGAACAACATATCATCCAAGTTAAAACCTTGCGTCGTGATATTGATGCTCAAATTCAACAGGTTAAATCTTTGAAGTCTTCCCGTGAACTATCATTGGTGATTACCAAATTGCAAGAAGGAGTTATGTGGCTTGGTATGGAGCTTAAAAGAGTTAATGAACTCACTGGTGTTGGTACTAATCCTTACCCAAATAGTAAGGACCCATCTAATACGAAGATTGAACCAACTGCGGATGGACTTAAACTTTAACTAATAATATTATGCCACTAGAATCTAATCAAGATCCAGAAGATGATAAACAGAATACCGGAACTGTTGAATATGCTAAGTCGGGAGATAATGATGGAGATGATGACTCCACTCCTGAAGATGGTGTAAGTATTCCAGAAGACTTCCAGAAACAGGTGCATGGAGTAATGTCTAAATGCACTAATTGTCATCACATAGATCATGTGAGGTCAAAACTCAATGAGAAAGAAAAAGAGATGAGGGATAAGGAGATGAAGGGTAAGAGGAAGTCATTCTCTATGGATGACGCACCTACACAATATTAAGGACTATTATGCCAGATGACTCTGCTGTTGATTACGGTACAGAATATATAGATGCCACTGACTATAAGAAATTGGTCACCAAGATCAATAACTTATATGATGTCGCGTTTGACCTAACAACCAAGTCTCTGGCAACCCGTAAATTGCGTTATGTAGAACTTGACCTTGAAGTAGAACGTAAAGCTGGGAGATTGGCACCTGACGAAATCTACACTCCAATACATGTAATTGACACTAACATACGACGTGAACAATCTCAATATGTACAGTATGTTACACAGTCTCCAAGAGCAGTTATATTGAAAGATCGTGATGATCCTGCTAATGATCTTTCCTTACTAGAAGTTGATCTAACAGAGAAGTTGAGATTTGATGGTTGGCAATTAGCAACTTATGCTAATATTGATGGGTTTCAGTCCTATGGCTATGGTGTAATGGAAACCATAATGGACCAAAATAATCCTGGTGAGATTGGTCGTGAGTATGTTCAATTTGGTGACTTCTCATTCATTGCTGATACTAGGGATTTACAGAAGTGTGAAATGATAGGGCGAGCTTATTATTTCACTAAGACTAAACTAAAGCACTTAACAAGTATTGATAACAAGGAGGATAGATGGGATAAAGATCAGACTGAGAAGTTGTTAAAGGCTGAGCCTAATGATGAACAATCTCAGATCTATTCTGGGACTACAACCATAAACCGTTCCTTATACAAAGTCTTCAAGATAATGTTTAGGGTTAAAGGTACAGTATTTGTAGGTTGGGCTTGTCCTAAATTGTGTGATGACTGGTTGCGTAAACCACGAGAATTATATCTTGGGAGAAGGACAATTCGTGATGACATTATCAAGCAATCTCAGAATCCTCTCTCAGGTGGTCAGATTGATCCTAAATACATTGCAATGATGCAGAAAGGGTTACCTCCCTCTGATGAGGAATATGAGACTGAATATCCATATGTTCTTTACCCTTATCTCATCTCTGAAAATGACACTATCAGCAATTTAAAAGGGCGCACATTTCTAGATCAAGATACTCAGAATGCAGCTACTAGTCTATTAAGTTGTACCTTAACTAAGGCTAGGAGATCTTCAATTCTGGCTTTCTCTAAGGACACAACTGATCCTAATGATGACTTCTTGATGCAGAAGAATATCATCTTAAAGCAAGGAGCATTGATTAATGGTAAAGTTAAAGAGTTCTCAATGGAGCCTCCTGATGCTCAGATGTTTACTGCCATTAACACTCTGATTTCCATCAATCAACAGGAAACCTCACAAATCAATTTCGCAGAGAATAACAGACAAGCTGATTCTAGAAAGACTGCTACAGCTATTAAGGCCTCCATTTCACAGGCACAACAGTTATCCTCAACACAAATAACCTTGTTTAGCATGGCTCTTAAGAAGCAATATACTTATGAGTCAATGATTATTCGGTCACGGGTAATGGCTGGGTTAATTAAAGTGTCGCCAGTACTAGCCCAGATGTATGCTAAGAATTGGACTGTTAAGCCCTCTGGTGATACAGATGTTATTGAGAAACAACAGATGGTTGAGAAGATGACTGAGGCATGGCCTATTATGTCTCAAACAGCTTGTGCGTCCTTATTTTTAGCTGATCTATTAGAGAAGATGTTTCCTGATAGTGCAGCCAAGTATGTACAAGCATTACAGCAGGCCGATCAACAGAAACAATCTCAGCAACAACAGATGATGCAACAGGGATTAATGTTTGCTAAACAGTTAGGTACTGATATCATAGGTCTAGCTAAGAAACCTGAGATGTTTAGTGAGAGTGGATTGATACACGTTTATCCTCAAATTGAGAATCTCGCAGATAAAGCAAAACAACTAATGGCACAACTAGAAGCTAAATAAAATGTCAAACATCACCCCAGAAAACGTAGCAGAGTTACAGCACATAGATTGGTTAAAGCACCCTGTAACAGTACAAATGATAAAGAATATTCGTGCCCATAAAAAGGATCTAATAGAAAAGGGTATTGCTATTAGTAGTGATTACACTCAGCCAGATAACTTCTTTAGATCCTTGAGTTATGGGGCTAAAACTATTGATGCAATTTTAAGGCAAATTGAAAACACTGATCAATACTTAGAAGTGAGTAAACGGAACTAATGGACGCTCGCTACCTGGAACGTAACCGAGCGACCGTAAGGGCGCGAGGTAACCACTGCTTTCCCCACTACAGGCAATGCGGGCGCGGGTAGCTGGCACGAAATGAAGGCTAATCCCGCCCACTGCGTGGATTCGGGATACTAACAAAACAACAAACAGAAAGAAAATACATATGCCAATGGACGTACTAGTTAATACACCCGGTGCAACTCCTGCTCTTCTTGAGAAGACAATGGAGATTCCGGACAACATTAAATCAATGGTATTTGACTCTAGTTCAATGCCTAATATGGATGGTACAGGAGATACTACCATAACAACTGATAAAGGTGTAGAACTTAAGGTTGAAGAGCCTGATATTAAAGAGGAGAAATCTGGACAGGAAGAACCTAAACTTGAAGTTAAGAAAGAGGAGAAGATAACTCCTCCATCCGCAAAGAAAGATACTGAGAAAGTGGCGCCAGTTAAAACTGATGATAAGCCAAAAATTAATCAAATATCTCCTGTTAAGAAAGCTGATAAAAAGGATGATACTCAGGATACTTTTGATTATACAAAGTATGCTCCTCAAGAGGTAACTAATATGAAGAATATGTCTCGTCAATCACGAGAGGCATATGCTAAAGTTATTGAGGAAAATAAAACATTATCTCAGCTGAAAGATTCTAATTATCTTCAACATGAGCAAGGCTATACCTTATCACCTGAATATCGTCAATTGCAGACTCGTGAAACAGAGGTCTATTCTGAAGGTAAGGCTTGGGAGAATGCACTATTGGCTATTAAGAAAGGTGAGAAGTTTCGTCAACCTATTGATAGGGATAAGGATGGAAGATTAGTATTTAGCGAGCTTACTGCACCTACTGATGTTGATGAGATTCGTATTGCACAGAATTTAGCATTGTGTACTACTGAATTGGGTAAGGTGAGAGGAGAGCTGAATGGTTATGGTACTCAATTTAAGAATAGGATTAGTCAGGATGTAAAGGATATTCAAGCAGAAAGATCTAATCGTTTTGCATGGGTATCAGATCCTAAATTGATGGATGCTCCTGTTAATGTCAATGGTAAAGAGATTCCTGTTAAACAGATCATTTCTGAGTTTAAATCTCTATTGCCAGTTTATCATCGTAATTCCATTGTTGCAGATGTTGCTGCTGATCTATTTGTAGCATTACAAATTCAAAATGGATTGTTACAAGAGGCACAAAAGGGCGCAACTATTAGTGATCTTAAAGCTAAAGAGGCTAGTAGAGCAGAACCTACATCAGAGGATTCTAATCGTAATGATGGAGGAGATAAATTAACCATTAAAGGTAAATCTGTACCTCGTAAATTTAGCCTTGAGGAAATGCCTGAATAATATGAAAAAGATTGCTGTTCTATTTGTGTACCAGTTTTTATTTATCGTGTCTGTTACTTACGTTGTTGAAATTAAGATAAAAGAGTTTGATGATCGTATTAGCAAACTGGAAAATAATCAACCAAAATCTGTGATATATCCTGGGTTTAGTATACCTTGTATTACCACTACAAATTATTATACCTTAGTGGCCTGTTCCTCAAACTTAGTTGAAGAGCAGAAATAACCCTTAATTACACTTGGCATGATTTCTGCTAATAGAATAATTAGCTTCTAATAAACTTCAAGAGCATGAAGTAATTTAGCCTCAAATGTTGTCAAAGGGCATTGACTCGGAGTTGTAGATTTCCGTATAATCTACGAATTTCAAGTAACAATCAATCTTTTGATGACACATGCCAAGTATTTATAATCTCCCGGGACAGTTTAATAACGTCCCCATTGAAGCAGTTAATCGGTTTGCTCAACTTCCATTCTATCTCGTTCATAACGAAATCCAACAGTATGCTGTCTGGAATGAGTTTGATCAGGTTTATGGATCTATTCCATGGCAAGAGAACATGGGTTCAACCATGGAAGCTGTAACTCCTCAGCGTTCACCTGTTGGTCGCTCATTGTTCTTCCCTAATCCTATTACTACTGCTAGTAATAAGGATATCTATCAGATCTCTGAATCAAACGAAACTGCTGTGCTTTACAAGCATAAGTATGGTAGTTTTGTATTTAACTTCCTCCCGTCTTTTCAAATCTTCTGGGATAAATACATTAAGTTCAACAGTGATGACGTTGTTAAGCAGATTGCTATCTCTAACAATCAATTCATTGAAACTCAAATGTTGCAGTGCTGTACCTACATTTATCTGTGTGGTACTGGTTTGATTGGTGGACAACCTACTGGTGCTATGAATTCAGCACTCAATGCTGCTGGTTCTAAGACTGCTGCATGGTTGGTTGCTACCACATTGGGTACTGGTAATAATACTGGCGTTCTTCAGAATCTTCGTTTGAGGGACATTAAACGTGCTATTATGAACCTCCAAGATGATCTTGGTGCTCCTTCATTTAATGGTTCGTTGAATATGCCTAAGGATAACGAAGGTTTGAAAGGTCGTTATGCTTTGTTTTGTTCTTCAGAGGATTATTACAACTTTGACTATGATCCTGATGTCAATAAGTTTAGTGGTTCTACTGCTGGTGCTGGTCTTGGTAGTATTAATCTCGACCTGTTGTTCAATGATTTCAAGGGTTCATTGTTTGGTCAGTTGACCTGTAAGATTAAGAAATACCCGATTCGTTACAACGTAGTTAATACTACTGATACATTGGGTAATGTTCTGTGGCCTGCTGGTTTCCCAATTGATCCTGAAATTTTTGATCCTATTGATCAGAAGTGGAAACCCAATCCGTATTACACATCCTTGGCATCTGCTCCTTTCTCCATTGCTTGGATGCTTGGTAATAACTTCATCAAGACTCTTAAAGTTGGTCCTCCTCCGAAAGAGTTTGCTACTAAGAATATGTCTGGTGAGAAGTTCTACTCTCTTAGGTGGAATGGTGAAGTGAGACTTACTGACCAGATCTTGATTACCAATCCTGACGGTTCTATTGAACTGAATGATTTTGGTGAAAACTTGCAACTCAAAGCTCAGCTTACACACGGTGTAATTCCTACTGAACGTAGGTTTGCATTCCCGATGCTGTTAGCTCGTAGTCGTCCTGCTATTCAGGTGAACTAATCTAACTTAACACACTGTAATCTATACAAACGAAATAATATGAATAAATTCTTCAATAAACTTGCAATTGGTGTTAGTCTTGGATTGACTCTTTTTGCATGTAGTTCAAAAGCTGGTACAGCTACTGTCACAGTACTTGGTGGTACTATGACTAACCTGTTCAGCTTCACTCCCAATCAAGGTTCAGTGCTGCTTAAGCAGGTGATTGTGTCACCGGCGACTGGCGTTGTTCCTCAACTGTTGAGTTTGGTTGATACTCCTACTAACTTGCTGGTGTTTACTACACTGGCTTATAGTAATAAGATCAGCTACGCTACTAACTATGTTGTTGTTTATACCAACGTTTATGGAGTTGTTACTAGCAATAACTGGTATCAAGCTGCGGTTGGTAATACTTATACCAACTTCTCTTTGGTAGATATTACCAACTCTGTTCCTCAAGCTACTAATAACTACAATGTTCGATTCTCTGTTGCTGTTGTTAGTAACTCTCCTCCCATTGTTTATAGTGCTATCAATCAGTATTATGACAATGGTATTTGGGTCACTAATGCTGCTGCTTCTGGTTCTGCTACAGTGACAATTGTTTGGTAATGGTTATTGGGTGTGTGGTTGTTGTGGCCACACACCCATTTTAGTTTAAATTTAAATTTATAATTTTATGGGAGTTAGAGTAATAAATACAGTTGAGAAGAATGTTGTACCTAAGCCATATAACTTGGTGGTGGTACCAGCTAATAAGCCCATTCAAGTTCTAGCTGCTATCAATAATGATTTTGAAGAGTATGCTGCTAGGTATATCCAGAATGTTGGAACTGGTATAACCTATTACAATTTCACTTCTGGAACTCCTGCTGGTACTGGTGTTACATCCACTGATCCTGCTGGTATTGGGCCTAATCAATTTTGTGGTATAATGGACGGTGCTGGAACAGTTGATAGTAATGGATTTGGTTATGGTCAACAGGTGGATTGTTCTAATCATCCCGGTGATGTATGGGTATATAGTACAACTGGTACCACCATTGCCATTACTGTTCTGATTCGTAAAGACTTAATTCGTGGTGGTAATCCGATGTAATGATATGAGAAAATATCTATCTATAATTTCTGTTTGTGCATCATTGGTTGTTACGTCTGCTTATGGTTTAGGTGGGATGGTTAATAGTACAATTTCTGGTACACCTTTTCCATTTAATGTAGGGAGCGTGGTGACTAACTTTACGTTCATCTCGCCCATGCAGTTTGGTGCTGTGGGGAACGGGGTGGCGAATGACACTGCAGCGCTGTCAAACTCGGTGGCGGCAATGAACGCGGGGAACATCCTTAATTGGGATGGGCAGGGGCAGACGTATTATATAACGTCTGGTGTGGCGTGGACCGGAGGACACATCGAGGTGCGCAATGCCACGATCGTGATCCCCAGCAATTTTCTAGGGTCGGTCTTTATTCACAGCCAAAACGGCCTGCCGGTGAGTGGGGCGAATTTTCATAACCTCACGATAGAAAGAATTGGAACAAATGCCCCCGATCCATCCGTTGTAGGTATCCAAAATGGTGTATTGGGATTTGGCTATTTCGAAGATTTAAAAACGGAATTTGTTCACTTTTCCAACCTGTGGCGGTGCGTGGAAATTATCAACACTCCTCAATTTGACATCAGGCATTGTTTTATGGGTAATTGTTGGAGTAATAAAGTATATGTTGCTCAATCTGTTGCTCAATCACAAACTTCTAGCGAAGGAGGTGATGAATCAATTATCACATTGAACGACATGAACACGCTGGATGACAATGGATCGTCACCGACCAGCGTTGTTGATTCACAGCGTCATAATTGCATCGACATCCAACTGGATGCGTACTGCATTCACCTGGAGGTCTCGTACAATAACGGCGGCAGCGATAAGCAGGCAGTGAAAGTTTCCCCATGGGTGGGTGGATCAACGATCTTTTTCCGGGGTGGCGAATATGAAGGGATGTTTGCGAACTATCCCACAAATCTGTGCGAGTTCGAAATCTGGAACTCAGTGGTGCACTTCGAGGACTGTCATATTGCGGGGAACGGTGTCTTTGGAACAAGTAATTATCTTGCCGCAATTGGTTTGTACGCGACGAACGGTCAGCATATCTCTTTCCGGTCGGACACGTTTACCGGCCAGCTGTCGAATGAGACGAACGTATTCGATATTTGGACGGCAGACGGATTCCTGGGCAACATCGATTCCGCCCAGTTTCCTCAATACTTGTCAGCCAATACGTGCGGCTTCACATGGCACACTAACCTCTATGACGTGGGGGTGAATTATCCCTTGCAGGGCACGTATGGGATCAACGGCCTCGCAGGGACTAATATAATAGTTGACGCACCGAATGGAGGGACAGTGACAATCGGCACGGCGAATTGCATGGTGGCGCTCAACGAAAACGGGGTGGGGCAGTACTGCACGTTCGGAAATGAGGCATATTTCAACAATGGTTTTTTGTCGCTTGGGAATGCTTATTTTAACAGCGGAGTCACGGAAAACGGAGGAAGACCAGACATGTCGGTCAATGCTCCTTATTCTCACGTCTTAGACTTTTTTGTGCAATCATCAGGTTTGTCGGATTTCCATTTCGTGAATGGCACGAACTGGATGTCGGACGTTGGTAATTTTACGAACCAGGCAAACCTGTTTATTGGGGCGTTGGTCCCTGTTGTCTGCACAAACAATCCTCCATGGTGGGGAGTATCTAATGTTTCGCTGCTCTTTCAGAGCAACAACGCCGCAAGGACAGCAGTGCCAAACGGGTATCGCATCTACTACGACGCTGGTACGAATGCGCATGTTTCGGCTGTTGTGTATTGATCCATGACCCTAACCACCGCAATACTTAAATGATATGCAAGAATTAAAAGAACTGATTGGAGAACTAAAAGAATCATTTGGAAGATTTGATGAGCGACTTAAGAGTCTTGAAAAGGTTATACCAGAACTTACAAAAGCTATGAATGATTCTAACATTCGTAATGCAAAAAGTGATATGTTAAGTTTGATTGGTAAGACAGCATGGAATGTTGTTGTAGTAGCTATTACAGCAATTCTAACAATCAAATTTGGTCATTAAATTATTATGAATAATCTACAAACTCTTTGGTCAAACCCTCATCTACGTTACCCTCTTATTGCAGCTGGTCTATTGAAGATAGCTGTAGTTTGGCTTCCAACTTACAAGGAGCAGTTGGAAGAAACAGCGCAATTGGTTATGTATTATACAATTGCTGCTGCTGCAAATAGTGCTCCTACAAACAAACAAGAAAAGAAAGAAAACTAATATGCACTATAAAAACGGCCGCCCTGCCAACAATGGGGACAAAGTAGTTCTGCTTGGTGATCAATGGAATGCCCCAGTTGCTGGCATCCTGTATAATGCAGTTGTCGTTGACAGCAACTGCATTGGACGGATTGCACCAACTTCACCAAATGATCCATGCCCCAACCTCGCTAATTGCTTGCACGCGGATGACATTGCGCAAGCCACAAGTCAATTAGTAATCGTGCCACTTGTTACGGACAATCCGGTTTCATAACTAAAAAACAAATGAAAAAGATATTCTATTACGCCCCAATTGTACTTACTGTCATATTGACAGGATGTGCGTCTAACAGACAACAGATTGCTGAAAATGCATCTGGTGATGGTATGTTGGCTAAAGCAGCTGTTCCTATCCCATCTGTAGGGTCTATTGGATTGAGCCTTTTTGTTGGGAGATTTTCAACCAGTAGTGCTATCAATCCCACCTCAACTAATACTCTTCATGCTGCTAGTATTAGCTTTACTGGATATGGCCGTGGTAAACAATCTGTAATTGGATCTATTACTAATGGCGCTGGTATTGGAGATGCATCTGTTGATGTCAGTTCTACCAGTCTTGGTGAGACTAGTGTTACTAATACTAACATCAGTTCTATAGGTCACAACTAATTAAGGGCGCGCCTGTGTGTTGAGTGGCTTTAGTATTTTCTCCATTCAACACACGAATTTGGTGGGGAATGAAAATACAAACTAATTTTATGAATTACGGATTTAAAGATACCAAGTTTGAAGTAGAGACAGAAGATGGACGTAATTTTGTCATCATTAAAGATGCTGATTATGTATCTAAGAAAGGTATTATATACCGTATTCCAATTGGTGCAACTACTGATGGCGCATCAACTCCTCAGGTCAGCTGGAACTTAATTCCACCTTTTGGTAAGTACTGGAAAGCAGCTGTATTACATGATGCTGCCTATCGTAATAGTTTGTTAGTTTGGAATGGCACGGTATTTGCTAAAGCTAACTTAGGATTTGAGGATTCTAATGATTTAATTCTTGAAGCTATGCAATCATGTGGTGTCAATGAAGTAGAGTGTTACACAATTTATGAAGCTGTTGCTACCTGTGGTAAACTGTCATTTATAAAAGATAGAAACTAATTATGGCATATCCATTAGTTCCTCCTCCTGCTGGTGATGTTGGTGCCTTAACTTGGCCTAGACAGTTACAGCGATGGCTTGATGATAATCCTGTTGGACCATTAACAAGGATTAGTACATACATTGTATTACCTGCCTTTACTCAGGCTTCTAATACTTGGAATGGATATTCTGACATTGTTGTAGCATTTAATTTTGAAGGACCAAATCACTTTAGCCTTAAAGGTTTTGTTGCTCCTATTACACCCAATTATTCCTTATGTATATCTTATCAGGTACAAGGGGTTGTAACACGTTACTCACTGTGGAGAGCTGTGGGGGATAATATTCCAGGGCCAGTAATACCATATGTCAATCAATATATTGATCCCAATTTTAGACTTGAGATATGGAATACCTCACAAGGTGTAGCATCACAAGCCTCATCATTTACCTTTTACACTGGAAAATTGGGTGGAATTGATTATAGGTGGGGAACTGATACTACATTAGTTGGCAGTGATACACCTGTTACTAATTTTGAGAATATCAATAGTGCAGCTACTTTTCCTGTTGCCAATTTGATGTTTAATTTTCAGCCAACATCTGGAATGGTACTATCAGGACAACAGGTAGTGACATGGACAGATAGTGTTACTGGGTGTGTGCTATATGCAACACCCAGTGCATCAACATATTTTGTACAAGTAGCAGACCCAGTTTTCAATAGACTTGTTTTAGGTGTTGCTGGCGGAGGATCAGACACCTTAATCGGTTCTGGATTAGGAAATACTGGAACAGTGGCAGTTGTATTTGGATTAGCTACAATAGGTAGTAGTGGTACTCCTATTATAGTAGCGTCTGATACAGGTGTTACATTAAGTTTTGCTACTGCAACTGGAAAATTTCATGCCTTTGGTGGAGTTGGGTCTGTAAATTTTAATTCGTCTATTATTATATTTTTAGCTATTCTTAATCCTACTACATTTACTGCCTATATCTATAATGTACAAACTGGTGCATTAGTAGATACTGTTATAGGTTCAGGATTAAGCTCTAGTGGTCCAGTTGAATTGGGGCCCTGTGGATGTTTTATTTATGAAGCAGAATTCTATTCTACAACTATTTCACTAGGTGAACAGACTCAATTACAAGCCTATCTTGCTACTAAATATTTAGCCTCAGGATTAGCTTATATGTCAGTTCCAATAACTTTTCCAACAAATGCAACCTCAGTAACTAATTAATTATTCATGGCAACACCAACGATTTTCGCACCGGGATTAGATCCAACAGGATTTACTCAAATAACAGGCGCCCAGTTAAAACAGCTTGTAGCATCTGCTCAATTTGCATCAGGTATTGGAGGAGTTATAGTTACAGTTGATAGTGGAGCTGTACCAGTATTACCTGACACTACTGACTATCCAACATTTGAAAATTTTATATGGTTGCGTGTTGCCACTACTTATGGTGCAACAGTGGTTCTTTATACATGGAACCCTAATGCAACATACATTCTATCCTACACTGGTGGTAACGTAACTACTAATTGGACTCCTGCATTTACTGGCGCTATTCCTCCACAGTCTATTTTAGGTAGTCAGATTGCTAATGGTACCATTACAGCTACTCAGGTTAATATAGCTAATCTGCTAACGGCAATGGGTCTAACACCATCTAGCTATATTACCACTGCTACTACTCCAACAGGAGGTCAGATTGGTGGATCATATGGAGCAGGGTTAACTCTCAATAATAATACTGTTACCTCAGCTGAAATTGCAGTTGATGGTGTTAATGGTATTCAGACTGCTAACATTAATGCTAAACAGGTTACTGCTGCTAAGATGTTGGGTGGTACCATAAATCAGATATTAGCTACCACTGATGGAGCTAATTCTGCTGCTTGGGTTGCAGGTAATACTGTTGGTGCTAGAATACTACAACAGATTGTTTATTATGATTCCTCTATATTAACTGACACTAACCACCTTGCTATAACATCACTACCTCAATTTAGCGCAGCTGGTACACTGTATGGATCTGCTGGTACACCTGGCGGTACATCAGCATATCCTCCCAGTAACACTGGATTAATTGCACCTATAACCCCCAAGAATGCAGCTTCTACAATTCGAGTTAGAGCTTGTGTAAAGTTGGGTGTTAGTGCTGCTGATTGGCAGTCATTAGCTTTATTTGTTGATACCAGTGGTGCAAAATTTACTGGATTTTCTGCGTCAACTGTTGCAAAAGCAGCCACATCACAGTATAATGGCCCAACTGGTATTATGGAAATTACTCTTATGTATGAAATGACATCAGGTCAAACTACTGAGATTGATTTTGGTCTTAGATTTGGTGGTATCACTAATACTTGCTATACTAATAAAGATAATACAAAAGCATCTTTCTTTGGTGGCTCGGGAACTGGTATGTATGGTTGGATTGAGTTAACTGAATACATCTAATAGTAATGGAATATAATCAAGAGTCATTCATCGGTGGAATGAATTTGTTGCTAGATGATACACGTCTAGCCAATTTCAGTAGGTGGAGTTATAATCAGGCTCTATCTAATAACCAGTATCGACTACTGTTGAACGGTCGTAATCGTTATGATGAGATTGATTCTATAGCCTCCTCAGTATTAGACATTTCATTACCAGCCGGTGTGATTCAAGAGATTACCACCTTTGGTAATTTTGTAATAGCATTTGTATCAGGATCATGCTATTACCGGCTATATAATGGTCTATTCTGGAATCAAGTAGATGCATTTAGCATGAGTGCCTCTGCTCCAAGATACTGGACCGTATCAGTACCACTTGCTACTACTAACTATGGACGTGCCTCTATATTACAGGCTAATACAGTATTAGTATCAGGAGCTACAAATGTGGCACCAGCTAATACTGGTATATTACAGATTCAAAGTCTAGCTGCATCATTCTCCGGTAATGTACCTGGATTACTGGTACAAGATGGTATCAATCAACCAACATTCATTTATATAGATAACTATGGAAATGTTCAAGCTCGTGTAACACAAAACTATAATCAGTGGAATGCTGTATATGGATTAACACCATCTAATTATGGTGTGTTGTTAACTGACAATCGTGAATATGTACCTATTGGTACTACGATGGCCTACACCTCAGATGGTAAGTTATTTATAGCATCAACTGATGGAGTTAGTATATTGCAGTCAGTTTCGGGGCGCCCCTTGGATTTTGTCATAAATGTTAATGTTGATGGTTCTAAAGGTGGAAATGCTTATACAACATCATACAGTGTTGGAGTTGGACCTATTGCTTGTCTTAGACCAATATCTACTGGTGGTCTGTTTGTAGCAGCAGCTAATAGCAATTTTACTGTCACTCTTAACAAAACTCCAGGTGCACCAACTCAGTTTGGAGAGTATACGTTCATTAGAACATTCCTATTTGAATCTACCTGTCTGAGTGATAGATGTATTATGGATTCGTTAGGTGATACGAGATTTATAGATTTGACAGGAGTTAGATCTTTTAATGCCATTGAGCAGTCATTAAATGAGGGTCGTAATAGTGTTTTCACGTCAACTATTGCTAAAGCATTTCAGGGTATAGTACAAGATGTAGCAGCAGCTATATTCTATGATAACTATGAGTACTATGGAGTCAATACAATCTTTGGTCCAGCTATAGCCATCTATGATACAATCAATAATAATTGGGTAGGATTTGATGTGTTGCAAACTGGTGGTAAAAAGATTAAGGCATTCGCTAAAATTGAGCTAGCAATTCAAGCCTTATTTGCCATCACTGAGGATGATCAATTATACCAGTTGTATGCCTCCACTATCAATGAGGATTTACCTACAATTCGATTAGCTGGATTGTGTACAATGGATCCTCGTAAAGAGCAGAGTGTTATTAATACGAGAGTGATATTAACCAACATCACACAAGACTATTCTGTTACTGCGTCACTGTTTGTCAATAATAGGTTTGTTACATCTCGTCAACAAAATTTTAAGTACGTCCCTGCTCCTAATCCTTATACTGGCATATCTCTTGGACCTGATATTGGAACACAGACCAATAACATACTATTCACCTTCCCGAACTCTCAACAAGGGTGGAAAGCATTTATAGTATTAAGCTGGACTGGTGGTGGATCATTAGTATCTACATCAGTTAGTACTGAAGACTTAATGCCTATGCAACCCCCTACAACTCAATCTGTCGTAAATCAAAGCTAATGAGCACTAAATATATACTGGAATTAGTTGGATACAAAACCTCTCTTAATCCGGCTGTTGGACAGGATAGAGCAATCTTATTGCGGTATCTTAATCAGGCCGCTAAAGAATTGTACCATATGTCTGATATGGCAGGATGTCTTGATGAACAACTATTTAAGGTTAACTCAAATCAGACAATTGCCCTTCCTGATACTGTTGGACAGATTAGAGCTATGCGTGAAGCTTATAATCACACTGCTATAAGCTTACAACAGATGCGACCTTACTATAACCAATTTAACTGGGAATCAGAATGGAAAGCTTGGAGATTGAAAGGTTTACATCCATTACAAACTACTCTCACTAACCAATCTAACATTGTACTATCAGTTAAAGCTGTTGAGGCTAATCCTATAGTAGTTAGTATTGCTGGACCATCTGACGGATCGTCTATGACAAGTGAAACCATCACAATGTCATCTACATCTATGACTACAGTTAATACCTATAATGACATCACAGTACTGTCAAAGTCTGGTAATTCTCAATATGATGTGATAGTGTCAGATATTGATGGTAATCAGTTATCATACATTCCATCAAATAAAACCAAAGCTGAGTTTCAGATTGTTGATGTTTCTACTGCTCCATGGTGGCCACCTAATCTTAATCCTCTAATTGGATGGGTTGATGTGTTGTACAAGAAAGCATTAGTTCACATGTATAATGATACTGATGAATTTGTAGCACCAGATTATGATGATGTTCTAGTCAACAAGTGTTTACAAATGTTCTATGAGGAACAAAGTAATGTTCAAGTTGCCGCTAGTTACTACCAGAAAGCTCAACAAATGCTAGCTCAGATTCATGAGGATGCTAATAGAGGAACTAATGATTGTGTAGCATTAGTTGAGTTTGGCCATGACAAAATGACACACAGGGTTGGGTATGGCAGAGATTGGCGATTTGCATATAGACTCACAGGACGATAATATGGCTACATTCCTTGATCTAATGACATTTATACTCCTCAACAGAGAAGATAAAACTTTCATTGGCTATGATGAAGATCATATCGCTACTATGGTAGCTAAACACTTAGCTGATAACACTTGCTGGATTACACATGATTATCATGGAAATATCACCGGCATGATAATTGCTACTCCCAATCATCAAGACAAACTTTTATTCATTGATGAGAATTTATCCATGAATACTACAAATCTATCAGCATTTGCTCGTCGCGCTAAGGAAGTATTCAAAGGTTACACACTAGAGTTTTTTAAACACGGTAAATATCATTTAGATAAAGGTAATGAATTGTATGATCGACTCACTGCATAAATTTGAATTTGAGGAAGTATTTCCAGCCTGGCGCCCCGATAAACAGCTTTACTGTTTACAAGGTGGATCTGGAAGTTCCAGCAATCAATCATCTGGACAGTCATCTAGTTCTAACACGACTACTAGTGGTCCTACATTAAGTCCTCAGGCCATATTGAATCTTTATGGTTCTGCGCTTCCATCAATGGCTACAACTGCTACAGGAGCAGCTAATGCAGCTGCCTCACCAGCACTTAATACTGCAAATCAAGGTGCCGCAGCAGCTATTAATGCTATTAATCTTAACGGTTTATCCCCCGGTGAAAGTAATGCCATTGAGAGGTCCACTAATCAGGGTAACTCTGCCGGTGGCAATTTAGGGTTGAACAACCCATCTAACACAATATCCAATGCTATGAATTTTGGTGGGGCATTTAATAGTAAGATTGGTCTAATGGATAATGCTGTCAATGCTGCTACAGGAGCAGCTAATGCTAGTACAAGCAATCTTTCTGCAATTGCTAATCTATTTAATCCAGTCGGCAACGCAGCTTCTGCAACTACGCTTAACTCTCTCTCTAAGTCATTTGGCACTAATTCTGGTTCAGGTGGATCTAGTAATATGTCAGCTGGTATCTGTTTCTTAACTACAGCTTGCTGTGAACATAAAGGTTTACCAGATGATTGTGAGGAATTGACTATTCTGAGAAATTTTCGTGATACATTTGTACCCAAAGATCTAATTGAGGAATACTATCGTATAGCTCCCAATATCTGTGTAAAACTGCAAGGAGATCGTGATACACTTGATAAGGTCTATAATGCAGTGAGATCCTGTGTAGAAGATATTAAAGCTAACCGTAAATGGTCAGCATTGATTAAATATCGTAATATGGTTAATGCATTAAAGAATTAATACTATGTTAGGAATATCTTCTGATGACTGGGATAATCTTGGTGATAACGCTAAGAATAATTGGAATAAGACTATGAATGATGCATCTAATGGAAGTATTATGAAGACTGCTGGAGATGTATACAAATTGAAGAATAACCCTTTTGGTGGGTCATCTAATAGCTCTTCTCCTAATTTACAACCGGCACATTTGGAAGAGCCAGATGAGAATGGTTACCAAAAGATTAATGATGCCGGGTTACAACATTTACAAGCACAGGCTGCTCAAGCTCAAATACCTGATATGCCAGCTAATAATACCCCTGACATGAGTCAAACAACTAAACAAGGCAACCCAGGATTAGTGGGTTCATTACTTGCTGCTATATAATATTATGGGATATCTAGGCGCAATAATTGGTGAAAATGTCCTGAATACCCTTTCAGGATATAATCCTACTATAGATTCATCTGTTCAACAGGCTAGTCATTGGAAAGATGGCAAGTACTATACTGATACTGGGGATGGTACAATGGATGAAGTTCCATCGCCATTCTTTAAGACAAATGATGATGGTTCTTATGCTAAGGCTGCTGGACCATATAATGAACCATCAACTTGGCAAAAGTTAATATCTACTCGTGCCAATAAGTACGCTGATATTAATGCTCAAGATCAGGCATCATTATTTAATGCTGGCATGGCAGAAAATGCAAGGATGCAAACTCCATCTTATGCAGGTACACAACATTATGCTCAAGGGTTAGATCAGAACAATAACCAATTTAATACTGGTGCTCTAGTTGGACAAACTGGTCTTGCTACTGCTAATACAGGATTATCTGCTGCTCAGTCTGCACAAGCTAGACAGCCTACCATTAATGCAACCAGTGATGCTAATGCCAATTCTGAGAAGTTTCGTGCATTACATATTACACCAGATGAATATCAATTAGCATCTCAAACTGCTGCTAAACAATTGGGTCGATTTGGTACAGATGATGAGATCTTGAATATTATTCAAAATACTCGTTTACAGCAAGCTCAAGCTGAAAACAAGGCTGCACCATACAATGCCTCATCTTTAGTTGGTCAAGCTCAATTTGGTGCTAATGCAACCGCTGGTGAATTGGCTCGTCAACCACTTGGTGAGAATGCTCGTATGTCAGAAGCCATAGGTGAAGCCTATCTAGCTCAACATCCTCATATATCTAGTCCTACAGTATTTGATGCGACCATTGATCCTGATGCTGGTACTATAACAACAGGTAGAGCAAGTCCTCAACAGACAATACTTGGTAAGGTATCTAATGGACTAGGTCAATCTTCTGACCCAACTACAGTATCTATTGGTGGTAAATCTGTTGCTATTCCTCCTGAACCTACACAACAGTCAGGCGATGATTCTAATGCCGTTGATCCTCTTCATAAACATGCTATGGATCTTCATAAAGCTAAAGGTGATGCAGATGCAGCTGGAATTAAAGCTCGCAAAGCTGCCATTGATGCTCAAGCTAAACAACAGTCATTAAACCATTTAATTGGAACTACTCATTTAATGGACCCGTCTAATGCACAAGACATAATCAATAATTATGTTCGTCCACGATCCATCTTAAATAAAGCATCTCAGGAGGATGAAGATTACTATAAACAACAGATGAGTCCTTTAATTGGGCGCCCCAGCATGTCTCCTAATACTTATTAAGTATGCCCCTAACACCCTATCAAATACAGTATCTTAAGTCTCAGGGTTACTCTGATGAAGATATTGCTGCTGCTAAACCAGTTGGTCCTGCTCCATCCATACCTAGTACTATTGGTAAAACTTTAGTTGCTCATGCTGGTGGGTTAATAGGTGGTGGAGGTGGAACGTTAGCCGGTGCAGAAGCTGGTGGATTAGCTGGTGAAGCTTTATTTCCTGCTGGTGGGTTAATACCGGGTGCTATTATTGGTGGTATAGCAGGTGGTATGGGAGGTGGTGCAGCTGGACAGAAAGCTCAACAGTTAATTGAACCAGAAGAACTCTACAATAGTCAACAAGAATCAGCTGAGGAAGCTGCTCAAGCTAATCCTAAAACAGCTGCTGGTACAGATATTGTTGCATCTGCTTTAGCAGCTGGTGGTAGACCATCAATGGATGCTTTAAGGGCTGGTGAAGGATTGATTGGGAAGTTAAGTGGTAAGGCTTTAACACCTGAAGCTAGAAATTCTTTAATCTCTACTACTCTAAATACAGCTGTTAACCCTGCCATTAATGCAGGTATTAGTGCTGTTACCGGACAGCCAGAATCAGTAGGAGATGTTGCAAGTCAAGCATTGGGTGGAGCTATATTTGGTGGCCAAGCTAAGTGGGCTAAGAGACTATTAGGTAAAGTTGAAGAACCATCTCAGGATGTTAGTAATAATGATACTCCATCGTCTGATCCTGATGCTGGTATTGATAAAGCTGAACCTATCACAGCCTTTACAGCTAAAGATCCTGATGATAACTATAAGATTGGTGATCCACAGATTAACAAGATATTCAAGAAACGTCTTGATGCTTTGTATCCCGTGCCTGATGATGCAGATGAGATAACTAAAGCTCAGATCTTAACTCAGAAAGCTAATGCTGCTAAAGATCTTGATACTGATGGTAAACGACAATTCTTACATCAGCAAGAATTAGGTAATCAGCAACAAGCAATGGAGCTATTACAGGCTAGAGAATTTAACGAAAACCAGAAAGCAGAACAAGAAAGAGCAAATGAAGAAAATGCTAGAAACAATCCCCAACCTGAAATTGAACCTGAAGATGGGAGTGTACAAGTTAATGATGTTCCTGCAAAGCCTCCCATAACTGCTACACCTGAGATATTGGATGGTATTATTGCTAGGAAGATAACTAAACCCTCAGCAGTACAGAATGCATTTCCTAATATGAAATTAGGAGATGATGAGGCGTCAGAATTATTGACTCAAGCCTTACTAAGAAAACATCAGTTAGATCAACAAGATCAAGAGGACTATTTAAAGAATGAGACTAACTTAACTTCAGAACAGGTTAAACAGGTATTACAGGAACCAAAAGGAGAAGTTGCTCAGACCGGTAAAGAGACACCTATTGTTCCTGTTACTAATACTACCGCCACTAACCCAACAGTTGAGCCGATAAGAGGGGCGCCAGTAAAATTGACTAAGGAGGAACAGGACGCTATTAATAAGACTACACAAACGTCTATTAATAGTTCTCCCACCAATGATACAACTACTGCCACACCTCCACAGGTAGTTAATCATATC